ATAACACTGATTTATTGAGTATTAGCGGTACTCAAAAAATTATTTTGACAGGTTTTGACAGGGTAAAAAGTCAACCAAAATATTAAACTATCTGGGTTACCATTGTTTTTAATGGTAACTTTTTTTATTTTGATTAACTAAGTAAGTTTATCAGATACCTATTTTTTCATTTATTATAGATACTGTTGATAAATTACTCTTATTCATTTGATGCACATATATATCCATCGTTGTTTTAGCACTGCTATGTCCTAAAAACATTTGAATGTCTTTTACATTAACATTGCTTTCACACAATATTGTAGCACAACTGTGTCTCAAATCATGAAACCTAATATGTATTAAATTATGTTTTGCTAGGAACTTTCTAAATCCATTTGTTAAAAACTTCGGCTTATGCAATTCCCCACCTTCATTCACATAAACATATTCTTCATCTTTTGTGTAATATCCTTTACCTAGTCTTTCTTTATTTCTCTTTTGTTCCTCTTTTAACTCCAGGAGCATTTCTTTTATTGAACCAGGTAAAACAAAACTTCTTAAACCAGCTGTACTCTTAGTCTTATCTTTTTTTATTAAGATATTTTTACCATCTAAATTAGTTTCTGTAACAGTATGGACAATGCTCATTGTATTATCTACAAAATTTATTGCTGACCATTTTAGACCTAATAATTCGCTTCTTCTTAAACCAAAGAAGCTAGTTATAACCACTCCTAAATACAGTGCTTTATCTTCTTTTTTTAATATTTCAAGCATTTCTTTTATTTGCTCGTGATTATAAACTTTTGCAATATACCTGACCTTTTTAGGCTTTTCAACATTCAACATAGGATTAATGGTTATTATTCCTATCTTTTGAGCATACTTGAATGTTAGACTTAAAAGATTATGGTAATGAATAACTGTATTAGCAGAAACTCCTCTTACATTTAATTCATGAAAATAATACTTTTGAATGTCAAATGCATTTATATCCTTGAGTTTCTTATTTTCTTTAAAAAAATAAGGTAATATGGATATCTTTGTATTTGATAAATAAGATGAGTAGGTTCCATCATCAATAGTTTTAAATCTCATTTTGACATATCCTAAAATGAAATTACAAAAACTAATTTCTTTGTCAAATAAATTTGTATCCTGGTCTATTTTTTTTAAAATACTTTTTCTGCTGTTATTTTTTTTATCTTCAGATATACCAAAAAATTTTCTACATTCTTCTTCAAAAACTTTTAGCATTTCTTCAGCTAATTCTTCATTATCAGTTTTAGATGATTTTGATTTTACAGTTTTTTTCTTATTTTTTATATATTCAAAAACTAAATGGTAAAACTTACCTCTTTTTCTAGTGTAGCTTGATGTATACAAGAATCCTCCTTTATCTTTTTTTAATAGCTACCGATAATGAATTATCAGGCAACTATTAAAAAAAGTCAATATACTAATTTCTTACATTGCATTTAAAACATACTCTATCAGACATTCCTTTGGTATTTTAATTAATTTCCCATTTCTTATAGATTTTATTTCTCCAGTTTCAGTTTTCCTTATAAGATTACTTTTACTAATTCCTAAAAAATCAGCAGTATCTTTTGTTGATATGAAAAATGGAAGTTTCTCTAATTGTTTTTCTAATGATGCTCTCATTTCTTGTGCTGTCATTTCTACCACCTAATTCCATTCTTTACCTATTCTTTTCATATTTTTTTGCCACTTTTCCCAGTAACAATTAAGTATGTCATCTTTTGTGTAACCATATTTGTAAGTCAGATATAATAATTTTTCCAACATATCAGATAGTGGGCAATAATTAAAGAGTTCTCTTATTATATCTAAAATTGATACTAAATCTATATAATATTCAAGTCCTTGTTGTTTTTCAATATTGGCAAAAATATCATTAAGTTCTTCAAATTGTTCTTGCTCTAAAGTAGGAGCATAAAAATTAATATATTGTGCATAGAAAAAATATATATCAGTCAATTCTTCTAACTCTTTAGCTTTGTCATAAAGCTTAATTTTCCAAGTCTTATGGCTCTGTGGAGTTTCCTCGTCAAATTCTATACATTCAGCTATCATAGATTTTTTTATATCTCCAAGTGTTCTTTTTCTAGAACTATGTATACTTTCATCTAAATGTTTTTGTAATTTTAATATATCTTCAAAAGTTTCTGGTCTTTTAAATTCCATTATCTCACTTCCTCATAAGTTGCTTGAAATATATCGGGTTTGCAAGGATAAAACTCTCCTTTAACACCTTTTATTATATAATCTCCAAAATTAGATATCATTATTCCTTCAAGTGTTTCTATTTCAATATAGCCTTGTTTTAAGATCATTTGACTAAATCCTTTCAGTACCCCTATACTTTTAGTTTCTTTATAATTTGCTCCATGTAAAAAATCAAAAACTTCTATAATGTTATCTTCTGTTAATTGTATCGCTTCTATTTCCACAGGTTTTTTAACATATTTCTTAATCATTATCTCACTCCTTTATTAATTCTGGGTTTTCATAAATATTGCCTATAATTTCACAATGTTGTGCAACAACATCAATTAAATCAAAAGAATACTCTTCAAAATCTCCCTCAAATTCTGCTCTAAAACTTCCATTTTCAAAAATAACTTTATAAGGTTTCTCATTGTTTCCATTTGATAAAATATCTCCCTCATAAATTTCTTTATTATTTTTATCTTTTAATCCTGTGTATTGCATAAGTTCTATATATTTAAAATCAGAAAATCCACAACAATCAACATCACCATTTGAAAAATATATTTCTTTATGAAGAATATCAACACCTAGAACTTCACCTATTATCTTTTTTCCTTTATGCCAAGCTCTAAATTTAATATCTCTCATCTTCTTCCTCCCAATCAGCTATTTCCTCAACACCAGAACACGAATAATTATGGCAGTGAGAACATTCATAATAATCTGTATCATACATACTCAAATCATCTCCCGTAGTTTCTTTTTTTTTATTTAACTTGAATAACATTCCCTTTCTTACACCTATTTCTTCACCACATTTTTTACACTTCCACATTTTCAACCTCCAATCTCTTTAGCAAATCTAGTGCCTAGCTCTTTAATGCTATAATCAGCTCTAAATTTTCTATATGTTTTTTCTTCCCATTCTTTTAATTTTTTAAAATATTCTGGATATTCCTTATATAGTATCTTTAATTCCTTTAAACTTTTAAGAGGACAACACCAGCAAGAAACTCTATTAAATTTTTTATACAATCCATTCCAATTAAAACCTTTTTTATAGCAATAATCTAATGCTTCTTGCTCTGTTATGTTCCATTCTGCAAGTGGATATTTTATATTTTTGTTCTTATTCTTCTCAAGTCTTTTTGGCTCATCTATTGCTATTCCGTGGTATTCAACTATTTCAAAACCTTTGTATTTTTCTTTTAAGTATTTTTTAATAACTCTTTGCTTGAAATAATTAGTACACCATCTATTCCTAAAATCTGGAAAAGAATATCCTTTTTGCCCTTTATTCTTGCCTTTCTTCTTTTCATACTCAAGTAACATATATTCAAAACTCTTCTCTGCTCTTAATCTTGTTACTTTATGATTTATGTACTTTTCAACTTTTTCAATATGCTCATACATTTCTGAAAATTCTACACCAGTATCCATAAATACAATGTCATCTATTTGTAATCCTTTTTCTAACATCATTAAAAGCATTGCTGTACTGTCTTTTCCTCCTGAAAAGCTAACAATATGCTTAATCATTCAATCTCTCCTGCTCTTACCTTAGCCCAGAATTTGTCTAATTCTTCTTTTACTTTTTGTGCTTCTTCTTTAGTTTTAAAGTAGTTTCCTAAGTTATAAAATTTATTATCTGCGAGTGACTTTTTTTCAATATTTTCTCCAAAAATTGTATAGTAGCAATCATTTTCTTTTGCTCTCCATCTCTTAGGTATTCCATATTTTTTATTTATTTTATTTACTATTTCTAATATATTTTTTAAATCTTCTTTATCAATTAAAAATATTCTGCTATCTTTACTTTCTTCTTCACCTTGTATGTATAACTTATTATCATCCTTAATATATTCTGGTACTAAAAAACTTTCTACTCCTATTTCTTCATCATAAAATTCACCCCTTTTTAATACTTCAAAATTTTGATATTTAATTCTTACTGCTACTCTATCAAAAACTTCTTGACTTTCTATCTCTAATACCTTTTCTTTTTCCATTACTTCCTCCTCACAAATCTATAAACTGGTAGTTTATCAGCATTTCTCTTTAATTGTTCAAATTCCACTGTGCTAAGTTCACTAGTCTTAAAACTTAATATTTTCTTTGAAGCTTTTTTATAAAAATCATCTAGTTTTTTTATAATAGCCATAACCTATTCCTCATAATTTTTAATAAAATCATCCAGGATATCCCTAGCCATTTCATAATTTTCACTAAAAATATTTCTGAAAATGCTATCTAATTCAAAAGCATTTTCTATACTTAAATCTTTTGCTATTTCTGAAATGATTTTACTCCATTCAACACCTAAGCCTCTTTCTAGTTGATTAATATCTTCTAATACAATATTTCCATATTTGTCAGCTCTATCTCTTTCTATTACCCATTCCAAATACTTAGCAGCTTTCATATAATCTTCCTTACCATTTTTCTTCTCAGCTCTAATTAAATATTTAAGAATATTCCCAAGACAGAAAGCTACAAAGCCTTTTAATCCCAATACTCTTTTAATTATTTCTATACTTTCAACTCCACAACTAAATTTATAATGATTCGGATTGTTTACATTGTCTATGTTTTTATTTTCCATTTACTCCTCCTATTTTAATTTTAAAAGCCCATCCACTCCAAAACCTACATATTTATTAACTAACTCAATAGTTTTTTCAAGTAATTCAAAATTATTTTGAAATTTTTCTCTAACTTTTATAAAATTATCTATGATTTTGTTTTGCATTGTGATAAGTGGTATAGCTATTGGGATATGTTCAAAATCTAACCTAGATAGCCTTTTAACCTTTTCTCCAACTGCTCTATTGTAGATATATTGTCTTACAAAATCTTTGTAATTTAAGTAAAATGTCATGTATTTTAGATTAACAGCATCTTCAAATTTTTCTTTTAAAGTTAGAATAGCTACATTTCCATTTATTGCTGCAGAGATATCATTTTGATATAAAATGCATCTTCCGATATCTTCATAATCAAAATCTTCTAAATTTACTAATATTTGTCCTTTGTTAACTTTGTCAGCTCTTTTGTAAGCTTCTTTATTAATTTTTGTTGTTTCTTCTTCTACAAAGCAATCATATTTTCTAGATATTTCTCCATAAAAAATAGAAGGTTCCCCATTTTCTACTATATCCCTTTTTGTAAAAATATCTTTTTTAGACATAAATTTTATATTGAAAATGTCTGAAATTACTACTGTTGTACATCCGAAAACAAAGTTAGCAATTTTGATTGTTTCTCTAATAAAGTCATCTCTTTCTTGCATCTTTTCTTACTCCTAAATTTATTTTCATATTTTTCTACTATAGCTTTTAGTCTTCTAATATTTCCCATAAAATCTATATTTGCATCACATTCTTTAATTAAGAATAAATCTAACTCTAAATTTCTTTCTACCCCTTTTATCCAAAGTTCCGATGTTTTTACGTTTAAAGCATTAATGTCTATTTCTTCAACTTCTTTTTCTTCTCTTATTTGTTCCCATCTATAATCTTTATCTACTTTCCAAGTATCAGAAACTATTATTTTTTCTAATTTACAATCATACAATTCTCTATAAACTGCTTCAGTTGTCTTACTTTTATCAACAGCTAAGAATAGTACATCAATAGAAGTATCTGTAAACGCATTTCTAATAACATTTAGTTCTGTTAATCTATTTCCAATTAACTCTCTGAATTTTTCTTCTGTTTTTCTATATCCTACCCCAGGAAAAAGTATGTAGAAAGCATATCTTTTGGTGTATTTAAAAGATTTTAAAACAAATATATCATCTACGACTCCAGATTTTTTCCAAGGAAATTCCTTTTGTATATTCTTTTGTTCTTGTTCTGATAAGTCTTTAAATTTAATTGAGAATGGTGGATTCATTATTATACAATCTACTTCTAAGTTTTCTTTTTCATAGTCAAAGAAACTTTTAATTTCTAGCTCTGTATTTTTAAAGTTCTGCCTAGCAGAATTGACAGAACTTTCCTGAACATCTACTCCGTATAAAATAGATGGATTAATGAATTGTTCTAATTGCCCACTCCCAACTGCACCATCAAACACAGTTGGATTTTCTATTTTTAGATATTGTTTAATTTTTCTAGCTACATATTTTCTAAGTTCTATTCCTGTAATATATTCTGCTAATTTCTTACTTACCTCTCTATTGTTGTGTTCTTTAAAACTCATTATTTCTCCTATAAAAGTTCAGGAATTGCTATATCTTGATACACCCAATTCATATATTTATTAGATAAATCAAATAATTTATTTAATTCTTTTTCATCAATTCCAATCTTTCTAGCAATCCCTCTCATTTTAGCAGTATTTAAATCTTTTACCATTCTAGCCCATGAGCCAAGTGTTCCCATAAAACCAGCTGGAAGCCTTTGTTTAATATCATCAAGAGTTAAAATCAATTTTTCGCTAATTCCATTGAGACATTTTTCAGTTTGCTTTCCAATCACATCTCTGTAAAATAAGTTATTTTCAACTTCTTCTCCTTCATCTTCAGATTCAAAATAAGTGTTAAATATTTTATCTGCTACTGCTCTTGTTTTACTAATTAACATGAACTTATCAAATTTGATACAGCCTTCATTTTCTTTAACTTCTTTATCCCAAACCTCTTTATGTTTTTGGCAAACAATTGAGATATTTAAAAGAGTAGTAGCAAACTTTGTAGCATCTAACTTTTCATCAGCTGGTTTTTTAATTATTTCAATTTCTTTCTTTTCATTTATTTTTATTTCCCTTTTCTCTGTTTTCTTTGCTTTCCTCATTCTTGACACCTTTCTCTGCCATAAGAGCAGCCAAAGCTATTTTTAAAATATCCATAATCACATCCAACTTTCTAAAATTTTAAATATAAAATTTATTTTATTTTTTAAATTTTCCCAGAAGCTAATTTCCATGTAGTCCACTTCAAAATTTTTTATTTTTTCTTTATTTTCATAAGCTAATACAATAGCTTGATTAAAATCTTGTGTTAAATACTCTCCATTAACAAGGTAAGTATCTCCCCATATTTTTCTTATTTCTAGCATCTTATCCTCCTAATAATCTTGACACTACAAATAACTTTCTGTTAAAATAAAACTGTTTCGGGGCTTTATCAACACGAGCAAGTTATTTGCAGTGTAAAATGATAAAGTCTTTTTTAGACTAATTTATTAAAAACCTTTATGAAAATTTTAAGCTCTTCATTTTCCTTTTTTAAACTTACAACTCTTGAAATTCCTAACATAGCAACAGCTGCATCATCATTAATTAATGATTCATTATATTTAATTATTCCTTCCGCTTTTTCTATTAAAGTTTTTTTATCAATCATAGTTCCTCCATAAGCTTTTGTAGACTGTTGATATATTCAGTCAATTCTTTTTTATATTCTATTTTTTCCTCATTTTTTAACTTCTTAACTCTTTTTTCCATTTTTTTGATTTTATTGAAATTAAAATATTTTTGTTCTTTAACTTTAACTTCAACTTTTTCTTCTGCTTTTGGTGGAGCTAGAAGCTCTCTTATTTCTTTAACTTTTAAAACATCTGTACTTAAAACTGCTTGAACATCATCAAAACCTAATGAATTATGAGACAAAACTTTTATAGCCTGATCTGACAAACTAAATATTTTATCTTTATAATCAGGAAAGTAAGAATATAAGTTCCATCTTTTTAGAAATACAGAAACCATATCTTTCGTAAGACCTGCACTTTCATACCAAGCCATAAAACTTCCAGAAGGTTTTAATATTTTTTCTATCTCAGCTAATGAACTACAGATATCAAATAAATTATTTTTGTATTTTCTAAAAGTATTTAAAATTTTTGCTTCATGTTCTTCAACTTGTTGTTTTTCAACATCTGAAATTTCGTAACTTCCGAAATCAAATTTTCTTAATTGACTTCCAGCTATTGCATCCTCAAATGCTTTCATTACATTATTTTCATTACTCATCTTCCATTTCACCCCACACTTTTATAAAAACATTTTTTATTTGCTCTAATTCTTGAGATCTTCTTTCCCAAAGCAAAGTACCTTTTTCAATTAAGTTTAAAATTATTGAAGATTGCTTAATAGGAATAGATAAAAATACCCCAGAACGATTTAACTTTTCTTTTAAAAAAGAATAAAAGTTCTTCTCTATTGCAGTTCTTCCTACTCTATTTGGAATGACAGCTCTAATCTTAGATAGATCTGTTTTTTTAAGTAAGTTTAAAATAGAATTTGTTGTAACTGAATCTAAGAAAGTTGGAACAATTATATGTTCAGCCATATCAACAAATATTCTGTCCAGATCCATAACTGGAGAACCATCTATAATAATGTGGTCAAATTCTTTTTTTAGATTATTAATTTGTTTCTTAAACTTTTCATCAAGATTCCCTTTTACCTTATAGTCTTGAAGATGTAAGAAAAATAAATTAGGTCTTAATTTTGTTAATTCATAATTTTTTCCTTCCAACATATCTTCAAGTCCTTTTTTCTTTGTATCTTCAATTTTTATTCCAGAATAATTTAAAATATTATTCTGAGAGTCTGAAGTTAATATCAAGACTTTTTCATTTTGAAAAGCTTTATAGGCTCCTAATTGTAAAGCTATCCAGCTTTTACCTACTCCACCTTTATTATTTTTTACAAGTACGACTCCCATAATCTCCTCCTATTTTTTAATTGTTTTATTGTTCTTTTTTGCAAAATAAATTTTATGATTTTGTAAATTTATTAATTTTACTCCACTAGCTTTCAACTCTATTAATGGAATACTTTTATGTTGTTTTTTATTTTCTAATACAAATACTCCATCTTTTCTTCTTTTTACAATTCCACATAAAATTAAATTTTCATCTTTTGTTGCTAATAGATAATCATCTGTGTATATATATTTTTTATCTTCTTTTATTCCTGTACTCTCCAACCAAATGACATCTTTAAATTCAAAAGTTAGTTCTTCATTTTTGTTTATTCCTGTTATTTTTCTACTTTCAAAGTTTATGTTTAAAACTTTATAAACTCCACCAGTAACAATGCTGTAAATTTTACCTCTTAATTTCACTATTTAATCTCCTTCTTGTTATAAAATTCAGGTTCTCTAAGTGCTTCTTTTATTCCAGCTCCTATACAATATAGGTCAAAAGATAATCTACCCCAGTTGTAGCAATATTTATATTTTTCAAAATCTAATTTTTTGTCCTCTGGAAGCTTGGAGTTAAGTTCTTCAAAATCTTTTTGAATTCTGCACCATTTATCAAAAGGCATATTAATTTTTATAGATTCACTCATAACATCACTCAACTTCCTTTATAGTAGGTCTTTCAATTTCAACTATCTTAGGATTTTTTACCTCTATTATTTTTGGTTTTTCTTTTTGATTTTTCATAATCCCCCTTTCAAATATCAAAAGTAAATTAAATCTAGCTAATTTTTTTCTTGAATATATTTAGAAATGAACGGAGTAATTAATCTATAATACATAACTGTGCTATTCTTTTTTAATTCAAGAAAATGATTAATATTATTATTTTTTAAAATTTCATTCTCTATCTTTTCTTGTTCTTCTAGGGGAAGCTCCCAAAAAATCTTAAGAAATTTTTCATTTCTTTCACTCTCCTTTTTTTCTTCTTTTTTTAAATTTTCCTGTTCAATTTCTCTATTTTCAATTTCTTTAAGGTTAATTTCAGCAGTCCCTTTAAAAAGATGATTAGAGAAAATAGCAGCTATATTTTTTACTCCTGGTTTATTTTTTAAAATATCTATTTGTTCTTGGAAGAGTTTTAAAAGATATCCCAAAGAGTTGCTCTTTAATAACTCAATAATTTTATTTTCATGCTTCTTAGAAAAATCAATTTTATTTTCTTTGAACCATTCTTTTATTCTTTTTAAATCTTCAGAACAGTCATATGATTTATTATGTTCTTTATGATTTAATTTTTTATTTAAGTTATTTATTATATATTCTTTATTGTTGCCATTTTCAGACAAACTAGTTTGACTATTTTCAGCAGAATAGTTTGTCTTTTTTTGACAATCCAGTTTGTCTGAAAACGACAAACTAGATTGCTGATTTTGGAAAACTAGATTTTCAATCATTTCATAGTTGACTTTAAAATATCTTTTGCAGGGAACTCCCTTATTTTTTTGTTCCAATATTTTTAAGTCAATTAACTCTTTGATTATCTTATCTTGCTTGTGTCTACCAAGCCCTGTAAGTTCTTCAATTTTTTCTATGGTTTGATAGAACCAACCCTCATTATCTGATAGTCCGTCAGATGCTTCTATAAGAATTGTTAGTAGGAAGGCTGATTCTATCCCAAGTTCTTTAACAATTTGCTTATTCAATGTGTAATAGTTACTGGACATCAATAACTGCTTAAATGTTTTTTCTTGCATTTTATCCAGCTCCTTATTTTTTAATAAATTGGTTTTTTAATCAGTGAATATTGTTGAGCTATTTCTTCACAGATTTGTCTTATTTCATATTCTCTAGCTGCTGATAACTGGTCAGCAGTTTCTTTTTTATTTTCTTCAATCATTTCTTGTGTTATCATTTCATTTATTAAATTTGCTAATGCTTTTTCTATTTTTTTTCTATCTTTTATATACATTTAAGCCTCCAATTAATCATTTAAAATATCTTTTAAAGTCCAAATTTCAATGTTCTTTGTGCTTATATATTGCCAAAGAACTTCATCTTCATAGCCATTATCTAACTTATCTTGATATTCTTTTAGAAGCTGTCTTCTCAAATCTTCAAGTTTTTCTACTTTCTTTTCAATATATTCTTTACTTTTCATAATATTATCCTTTCTTTAATTAATTACTTCATTCCTTTATAAAG